GTAGTCGTTGTCAGGGAACTCAATATTATAATCTATAATTGAACCATCAGGTAGGAATCTTGGACCAGATACAACCTCAAATGTGAATGTACTAATGTTGAGGTATTGTCCGTAGAATATGTATTCCAAATTGGAACTACCTGTCAAGATGAAATCTCTCTCAAATGATATTGTTGTTGGAACACCATCACATATTTGTTGTTCATATAATGTTACTGGTGGATTTACTGTATCATCAAAATCCAAACTAACAAATGGGTAAATCCCTGTTAGGAAATTACAATTTAATTCTGTTGGTTGAACTGTAAATGTGAATCTAAAAGTATATGTACCTTGATATTCACTGGCTATTTTTAGTGTATCAGTTGTGCCCGTCCAACCTAATGTATTACATTGAACATTCTGACTCGGATTGGTTGAAATAGATGTTCCAATACCAAAGGTCAAACCAGTATTAACATAGGTATAACATGGTGGGATTGCGTTCTTTGGATAGATTGTTTCATCCGCAAACTTGAGTGGCATATAAAATCTCCTGAAATAAGAGGTATTGAAAAACTCTGATTCAACCTCATAACCTGCTTCTCTAAAAATTGCTTCATACAATTCTTTTGCTTGGATTGCTGGCTTGAAATAAAAGTCATTTACAGGAGTTAAATAAGAGTCAAAATTACCAGGTACTGCGCTATATGATATGACCCCATTATTATTATCTACTCTACTAAATTGAACTAATGGAGTTGTCTTTGAATTGACTGTATTTGCTGAAATATAATCGTATCCAATATTGTATAATCCCCACATGGTTTTTCCATTCTGATAGGAATAATCTGTATTACCAGTAATGGGAAATAAATCAGGGTCAATGTTGGATTCTAATATAACGGATGGTGAGTAGGGGTGAGACAAATAAGATAAATCCAAATCAAATAGGAACTTGTCCCCAATGTTTGCCATCAAATCTCCAACCTGATTATAGAATGTAACCTGATAGATGATTTCATTATCAGCAATTGTAACCCCATTCAAACGAATATATCCAACCATAATCTCATATCCGTCCCACATCAAAGTTGCGTTGAACTTATTATTTGGATTGAAGTCAGTAGGAATTGAATTCAGGTCATAAAAAAAGTTGAATACTTGATTGTTTTTCTTGGAACCTGGTAATGAGAATGCTTTAGAAAAATTGGAGTTCTTCTTGGTTATGTCCTGTAATTCTGCGAATGATAAAGACAAAAGCACTGGTTCATTTTTATAAAGGTCTAAAAAGATATTCTCGTTATCTACTGTGGTTAGGATTCTTAACATATTAGTAACTCAAAGTTTTGTTTATTACCCTATGGATTGTAGCAATACCAACCCCATATTCTTTAGATAATTTTTCCATAGTATAAACTCTCGGCATATATTTTTTTCTTATTTCACTTACCTCTAAATCACTTAATACTCTCAAATAATCAGAATTATGTTTTACACCCAAAAAATTATAACTGTGTTTTGTATTTTCACTTTGAGTAACCCATTCTAAATTTTCAATTCTATTATCAGTTTTTATACCATTGATATGATTAACTTGAGGTTTGTTTTCTGGATTGGGGATATATTTTTCAGCAACTAATCTATGAACAGAATATAGTTTGTTTTGAATTGTAACACATAAATAAGGAGCATTTTTACTCCTAATAGAAAGTTTCCTTTCTTTTCCATTTTCAAATATTTTTCCGTCTTTTGTTATTTCAATATTCATATTAGAATGGTAAGATAAAATCTCTGTAAGGTGACTGGCGAAGCTCCAAAGTGTATTGGAAAATCCTTTCATATTTGTTGAGGTATTCTTTAACCTCTTTGTTCTCAACAGTACAAGGAATTAAATATGGATAGATGAAATCTTGGTTTGATGCTGGAAGCCAGTTGTCCTCAATCTGATAAACATAAGGGGACATCAATAATTGTTCAATAACATCAACATCATTCTGAATAACAAAATTGGAATCAACTGTGACTAGTTCAGCAGCATCACCATAGAATACTGTTTGTCCTGCGTCATAAGATTGTCTGTTCCACCATTGTGTATTTAATGTTTTCTGTGAGGAATAAACCTTCTTATTTACAGCATATCTCTTGGTATATTTTTTGGTGAATGTATATGTATCCCAAATACCTTGTCTATTAAGGAATAAGAAGGACACTGGGTCGTTAAAACACTCGTCCCCTACCATCTTATACTGAACGATTTCAGACGAGCCATAGACATCGTAATCGTATCCTAATGAATCATTAGACAAGAAGATTGCCACATCAGAATCAGTCCTTACAGTTGGGTTTGGTTTGAATATTCCATACGCAATTCTTTGAGACAAATATGAATATGGTGCTGTGGTTTGAGCGTTTGCTCTTGCTGTAAAATTGATTGGGTTTGATTGGATTGTGTCGTAGTTGTATTGACCATTCCCCAATGATTTTTGTAGATACATAATACCTCTGACAGCACTTGTATTGTTGAATAGGGGATTACCTCCATACATAAATCCAACCACAATAGGACATTTGTAATAGTGAGTTCTAAACCTTGTCTGATAGACATTAGAACCAAGTATGGTCATGGGGATTGTTTCAGATCCAAATGTACTCATGAAATTACCACGAGTGGAGCCAGTACTCATCTGATATTGATAGACATCTGTATTCAAATAGTTTTGAGACCCATTCAAGTTTGTTCCTGAATAGTAATACTTTTGAGACATCTGCTTATTCTCTTGAACACCAGGCCATATCATAACTCCGTATGGTTGGTTGCTCGCATCACTTAAAGATAATGTCCCACCTGTGTAAGATGTGTATGCTGAATAGTTTGTTGGTATTTGCGTTATAGTTCCACCAGAAGTGTATTGCACCCCGAATATGAGACGATATTCATTGATGTGATATATGTTCTCAAATCCTTCATAACCCCCGTTAAAACCATTCGAAAATGAGTATGTGGAGGTTCTATCATTGACGATGGTTGCTTGTGATGTATTGGCTGATATTGATGTTGTTTGAGAGTCAGCAACTCTAACCAAATATGGATCCTGTTCTGCTGTTCCTGATGTGACATTAGCAATACCCCCCATGTTTCTTGGGTTTTTATCAACCAAGTTATAGATTATAGTTTCAACATTGAATATACAATTACCATATTGATTTGGTGGAACTAATAATCTGGCAACCTTACCGAAATCCTGTGTTGAACCAGAGTCATTTTGATATGGATTTTTATAGACATCAACAACCAATCTGATGTCGGTGTATGCAGAGTAGTCATTCATCACCACATTCCATGTATGGTCTGCGTGTGATGGTGTTGCTTCCAACGGACTCTGTCTTATATTCAAAGTTAAACTCATTTGTTATTCTATTTACGAGGGTAATTCTTTGTTAATTGTTTTTTGTAAAAACATATTCACATCTTCGGCAATCATATCATATACATCTTGCCATTCATCTGCTAATTCTGCTGGTGGGTTGTCTATAAAATTAAACAACTCATCAAGTCCTTTATCATAAATATTGGCAGGACGAATACCAAACCTGAATATGTTGGTTTGTATGGCAAACGCAAAACTTAAACTTGGTATAAATTGACCCTTCTTATTTCTACCTTTTAATCCCCTAACCTTTATCCAATTTAATAATGCTGTAATTGGTACTTTTTTCTTCTCTGGTCTTCTACCTAAATTGACATTCTCAAAATAATCTATGTAAGATATTTCTAATGTTGGAGAACCATCATTACCATTTATTACCTCATAATCAATCGATTTCATCAACTTACCAGAAGCAACTTTATCACCCAATCCTCGTTCAGGATTACCATAGGGGAATTGTTTTTTTAGTAATCCTTCTTTAATATAATCAGTAAATAACTCACCGAATTTCTTGAGTGCTCGTTCTGTCTGTTCGTAGTTAAGATTTGCTAGTTGAAACATATTATATTATTTCTAAAGATTTCACAACTGGTTGTATCCATTCAATTAGTGGTAAATCTTTTACCCACATAACATCAGGATTTGTATTATTATCTATTTCCTGTGTTGAAATTATCCAATCTCCATTTCCATCTTCTACTGGATTGAAATACCAATCATATTGGACTTCAACTCCAACTAATTGTTCTTTTTGTTCTATTGTTAGTAATCCTACTATCATATATTTTTTTTTTATTTTAACAAGTCACACTTCTACCTAATGATGTTTGATATGTTTGAACTGCGTTGTAAAAGTCGGTCATTTGTTGAGTGGTAAATCCGTCCCCGATGAATGCGAAGGATAATGTTTGATTAGCATAAGTTCCTGCAGATGGATTATTATTTTCGCTTAAAGCAAATATGAATTGTTGTAATGTTCCAGCACCAGTAGTATAAGTATTACTTCCTGATAATACTAAATTATCACAACGATATAGACCGACAATAGTTGATGAGTTCCTATTATTTATGTAGAAACCATCAATATTTCCAGTATTACCAGTTAAGTATAAAGTATCACTACCATTTCTAATACCATATCTATTAAGAGAACTAAATGTATAGTTAGTACCAATTTGAACATATGGTGCAGACCCGAATCCTCCAATAATGGTCTCAAATGATGGTGGGGTATTTTCGGTAATTTGATAGAATCCTTGAGATATTGAATTAGCACTCCACGATCCGTTTAAGTATCCTGTTTTACCATAACCATTTGTTCCATTACCCGTAGATCCACTAACTCCGTGAGTCATACCACCAAACCAAGTTATAGTGTATTGAGTTGAAGTCAAAGCGTTTATAGCGTGAGATGCGGCAGTTCCTCCAACGAACGGATACATAGCCTTCAGTTTGGTATAAACACCAGTTGATTTCAAGGTTGTAAAGAAGGTATTTGTTGCCGCTGATACAGTTGCTGTTATTCCTGTTCCCCCTGATAATAATACTCTTCCCAAATATGCTGCTGCGTCAGCGTCAAATGGTACATTTGATGGAGTTGGGGTTTGAGTAGTGGTTGTTGTTGGAGTTTGGGTATTAGTTGGAGTAGATGTAGTTGTAGGAGTTTGAGTTGGTGTCTCCGTATTTGTTGGAGTCATTGTAGGTGTTCCTGTTTGGGTAGTTGTAGGAGTTTGAGTTGGAGTTTCTGTGTTGGTTGGAGTTTGAGTTGGTGTTTCAGTATTTGTTGGAGTTTGTGTTGGAGTACTTGTCTCTGTATTCGTAGGAGTTTGAGTTGGAGTTTCAGTATTGGTTGGAGTAACCGTAGGAGTACTTGTTTCTGTATTCGTAGGAGTTTGAGTTGGAGTACTTGTCTCTGTATTTGTAGGTGTAACCGTAGGAGTACTTGTTGATGTCACAGTTGGTGTCTGTGTTGGTGTGCCTGTATTGGTAGGTGTAACCGTAGGAGTAACCCCTAATGGCGTTGATGTTGGTGTTGGTGTTGGAGTCGGTGTTGAGAATGGTAAGAATGGAGCATCACATCTATCAAGAGGTGCTTCAACTTGGATTGTAACAACTGCTACCCACCCACCCAATAAGTCATCATACTTCTCCAAAAATGGAGTACAAGTAATCGGTGTATCCAAATAATATAACTCATTAAAATTACCTAATGACTCTGTAACAGATAATCTAAACTGACCCAATATATCATCCATGATTTGTAGTGTATCTGATAATACATCTACCTGATTTTCTAAATCCCTCTGTATAATATCTGATACAATAAAGGTGAATTTATATTCCATAAATCCAAACTTTTGTATAACATCATTTGGAACAACATAAAAATATGGATAGTATGGGGAATTATAACTCGTGTTATTTTCCTTCAACCTCATCTCATTCCAATATGTAAATTCATCCATCTTACCAAATCCGAATGACTGGATCTGTTTGTGAAAATCTGACAATACCCTAAAATCATCTGTGAATGTTTTTAAGTTAATACCATCAGGGTGAGTGATTGGGGAACCAGTCCAAGTGTTAAATGCTGCAGTACATCTATTAAGAGTGGTCATCGTCTTGATTTTCAATAGACCATTCCAACCATTTAGATTATCGTCCTGCTCCCCCAAATATGGGGTACAAATAACCTCATCATCTACCCAATACTTGTCATAGTAATTACCGAATACACTTGTATTCGACCACCTAAATTGTGATATAACATCTTGAAGGATTTGTAATGTATCAGAGAGGGTGTCTTCATTATTCTGTAAAGCATCCTCCACAATATCTGATACTGTGGTATTGAACTCCCAAACTTTATATTGTAGGTCATTCACCACATTTGAAGGGACAACATATAGAAGTGGATAATACGGTGAGTTGTATGTGGTATTATCCTCTTTTAATCTTGATTGTGTCCAATATGTCAGTTGGTCAATATCCCCCAACCCAAACGAATTTAATTGTTTGTGTAAATTAGCCAATGTTTCAAAGTCAGTTGCAAGGGTCTTGAAATTGACCTCCTTTGGAGTTGAACTTGGAGTTGGGGTTGGTGATGGCATTTATTTTCTATTCAATGATTCTTTTATTTTTTTCTCTTGTTCCTGATTGAAATCCATAAGGTACGACAAGTGGTTGAGACAAGCCACAAGGGGGAGATTAGTAACACTATCAATTTTCCAAACTTTGTTCTCCGAGAGGAGTACAATTGCCGAATACCATCCCCAAAATTTAGAATGGCTATTCTGATTTTCAGTATCCTGAACATCATGGGGCTCTTGGAAGAGAGTATGGTAAGTTCTTGCAATCCCTTTGCTAAATTCAACAAAAAAAAAATCGCTCCCTCAATATACTTTACTGGTAGATTCTTGAAATCTTCAATCCTTCTTTTGATGTCTGACTTACCATATTCAACACCATCTTCACAATATAAATATCCAGCCAGTTCATTAAGGTTTGCCACTTTATATGATTCGTCCTTTTTCATAAAGGTATCAATATCTACAAACTGACCGAATGATACTTTACTCAAATCAACCAAGTTATATGTAATACCATTATGTTCGATTGACTTAAATAGTTTTTTTGACTCTTGGTTAAGATATCTCCATAACTTGTCCCCCGCTATTCTAATTTCTAATGCGTCAGCCTTTTTAATCTCGGTCATTGATAGACCTGTGACTTCAGCAATCATCTTGACATACATATCTTCCTCATCTAAAAGGTCTTTGTATATCATTACATTTTTCCATACTTCTATGGTGGGCTCTTTGACTTCGTATTTTACACCTTTGTGTTCTATGTAGGTCGTTTCCATATCTATA